TATATGGAGTTAAATAATGGCAGGTAGCTTAATAAAAATAGATGAAGAAATAGTTACATCAGCAGTAGCAAGTGTTGAGTTAGGTGGTGCTAATTGGGATAGTTCTTATGATGTCTATAAAGTTGTAGTAAGTAATGTAGTTACTGATACAGATACTAAAGCTCTTTTGTTTAGACACTTAGATACTTCAAATAATCCAATAACAACTGCTAATTATGATGTGGCTTTTAAAGTTTTGAGAACTGATACTACTTTTGAAGATGGTTATGGTGCAGGTGGAACTTTAGCTTATATTGTTGATAACTACATAGGAACTGCAACAGGGGAAGTAGCAAATGCAGTTCTTTATTTGTTTAACTCAAATAATCCTAGTGAATACACATTTCATACAGTTGAAAGTACTTATAGAAATAATGCAGGTATTCTTAGAGGTGCTCAAGGTGGTGGAGTTTTAGATAGTGCAGTTGCAACAAAAGGTGTATCAATATTCTTAACAACTGGTGGAAACATAGCTAGTGGAACATTCACATTATATGGTTTAAAGAAGTAAGTATAAGAAATATATGGTAATATAGGAGATATTATGGCAACATTAGAAGAACTAACTACAGAAGCTACAGCAGAGATTGAAGCTGCAAAGCCTTTGTACAAGCAAGTTAATAACGAACGACTTGAATTTTCTGATGCTGATTATGCACAAGTTGTAACAGACTTGGCTAACAGCAAATGGAATGACCAACAGTTTGGTTATGTACAAGCTAGACAAGAGGCTTATGGTTCTATTGCTGACCAGTTAGATATGCAATACTGGGACGCAGTAAATGGTACAACCAATTGGAAAGACCATGTAGCACAAGTTAAATCAGACAATCCAAAACCTGCATAAAATTTTATGTTATAATCCTGCTTATGGATTTTATAATTGGATTTTTATTAGGTTATTTTTTTAAAGAAACTGTATCTTATCTTAAAAGATTAGCTATCCCAAATGACTGGGATAAAGAATGGGATTGGATAACACCTATTCAGGAAGATGACCTTCCATAATGTCTGACTATCTCGGTAATGGTTATACACAGAAGGAGATGTTAGATATGGTATTAAAACGCCTTGATGAAATAGATAGTAAACTAGACGCAAAACTAGACAAAGCAGAATTTTATAAAGTATTAGGATTATTGGTAGCAGTAGGTGGTGTTATTGTCGCTGCATTAATGTAGGAGAACAATGTCACAAATAAAAATAGACACCAAAACAATTATACCTATAGTGTTATCAGCAATGCTTGGTGCATTTGGTTGGGTATTTAACTCAATAGAAGAAATTAAATCACATCAGAACGCTTGTGATGCTATGGTTATGGAAATAAATAGTGAATTAGATATGTTAGAATCTAACTTTACTGAATTATTATTTAAATTAAATGGATGAAACAATTATTCAAATATGTAACTGCCCTGATGGTGGTATTAATTGTCATTGCGAATAGCTTTATAGATATTATATCTGTATACTTAGTACGTAAAGAAAACAGGAGATATAATGGCAATACCTGAACGCGTTAAAAATACAATGAAAAAAGAAGGCCTTAGTGGTGTTAATAAACCTAAACGTACACCTAGTCATAAAACAAAATCACATGTTGTTATGGCTAAAGAAGGTGACACATACAAATTAATTAGATTTGGACAACAAGGTGTTAAAGGTGCTGGTAAAAATCCTAAAACTAAAAAAGATAAAGCACGTAAAAAGTCTTATTACGCTAGACATAATGCACAAGGTAAACCTAAATCTAAATTGTCTGCTAAGTATTGGTCACACAAGGTTAAGTGGTAAATAAAAAAACAACTTGTTCGTTTTGCAACAAACATCTAAAGTTCTTTAAAAACTATAAAGTTTGTAGTAATCTAGGTTGTGTTGAATATAATAAACAATTAAGGAGATATGATGCCGCCAAAGAAGAAGAATAGTTTAGTAGGTAATATTAATAAACGTAAGAAAGCTGGTACTTCTCGTTCTAAAAAAAATTCTACTATTTCTAAAAAAGCTTATTCTGATATGAAAAAAGGTTGGCCTAAAAATAAAAAAAGGAAAGCCAAGTAATGCCATTACCAGAAGCTTACGTTAATGCTAGCCCTAAAGCTATGGAGTATTGTGATAATTGCGAATATTACTCTAACAATTATTGCGTTAAATTTAAAGAACAAGTAGCACCATATGGTTGGTGTGCAGTCTGGGAATCAGTAGATGAAATACGAAGTATTAAGAGTTAGTAGCCAAAAAGATAGTACATCAGGTTTATTATTTGAAGTTGACAATGGTAAACGTACATTTCTTTGCTACACATTAGAAGACGAACAACGTGATGTTAAAGTCTGGGGTGAAACTAGGATACCTGCTGGTATTTACAAGCTAGAGTTACGTACTGAAGGAGGTTTTCATAATCGTTATCTATCACGATACGGTGCATCATTTCATAAAGGTATGATATGGGTTAAAGATGTACCTGGATTTGAATGGATACTATGGCATGCAGGTAATACCGATGAACAAACTGCAGGTTGTCTTTTACTAGGTAACTCACAAGAAAGTAATATAGTTAAAAAAGATGGGTTTATTGGTGCGTCACGTGATGCATATGCTTTTGTATATCCACGTGTTGTAGCAGCTATTGAGTCAGGTTTAAATGTAGAAGTAGAATATATAGACTATGATGGTAAACTACCTACACCTGAAGTTTCTAATGCAGCTCCACCAGATATGATACAACCTAAACAAGTAATGGAAAAATTACAAGAGATAAGTGGTGAAGTTCAGATTTTATCTGCTAAACTAGACGGCAAAAGGATTATATAATGCCAAAAAATATTAATTTTAGTAAGAGTAGTAAATTTTCAGATGAAGATTTAACACCTGATGAATATTCAGAAATGACTGATGTTAAAGGTGCTGAAGATTATGACCCAGGTAAGTATGACCCATTAGCTAAACAACGTTCAGAAGCTTTTATGGGTCAAGACATTGACTTTAAATTAGCTGGTGCAACTCGTATTGGCGCTAAAAGTTCTTATGCAGTTGGTCCTATATCAGACCCTACACAATATGGTAGACCAGGAAAAATGGAAGAGATACCATTTGAACGTGAACAAACTAAAGCTCTTGGTGCAGAATTAGCAGATGAGTCTGCAATTGAAGCTGCATTAGATGCAGAAATTGACAAGCTTGATATAGCGCAAAGAAATGCAGACCCTGTTGGCATTATGGAAGCTGAAACTAAAATTAAAGGTTTACAAAACGAATTAAATAAAGCAATAAAAGTAACAGCTGCTAAAAAAGAAACTTTTGGTGAAGCATATGAAACACAGTATTTAAAAGAAACAATATCTAAAAGACTTAAAGGTAAAGTTGACCCAGAAAATTTAGAGTTAATGGCTGAAGATGTTAAACCATTATCTACCACTGCTAAAGGTAAAGGACCTGGCATTAAAGCTGCTGAATCAATTATTCAAACAGGTTTATATCCTAAGAAATTACCAACAGATAAATTAAAATCAGGTGAATACTCTCAATCTAAATCTAGTATGAAGTCAGTTAGTATTGAAAGAGAATTAAATCAACCTAAAGGTATTGATAAAGCTGCAGTTGATAATACATCTCAAACATCTGGTAGTTTAAAAGAAGTTATGGCTGCACGTGAAGGTAAGATAGACCCTATTACACAGAAACCATACAAAACTATGACAGGTGTTACTAAAGCTGGTGATATACAATTAGATAAACCATCAAGTTTTTTATCAATACAAGAAGCTGAACGTTTACAAGCAGCTAAAAAAACTACAGTTCCTAAACGTATGGATATTGGTAAAGGTGATGTTAGACCTGGAGATGAAGCACTTGATGATTATCCACCATATAGTCAAAAAGCTCGTATAGCAGAACGTAGAGGACAAAAACCTACAGGTCAATTTCAAACCAAAAAAGTTTCAGGTACTAAAATTAGTTCAGTTACTCCAGATGCTCCTAAACAACAAGAGTATTCTGGTTTAAAAGAAATTGATAGTCCTGAACTTAAACAATACGTTGATGAGTTTAAAGCTGCTGGGCAAACATCTCAGAGGGCTTTACGTAATGCACAACGTATGATGAAGCTACAGAAAATACGTGGCAAGGGTAAAGGTAAAGGTAAATTACTTACAACACTTGGTGCTGTAGGTATTGGTGCTATACTTAGTAAGGATAGATAATGAACGCAGAATACAAAGCAATTTTAGAAAAAACAATTTGGACATTTGTTGAAGCATTTATTGGTGCATTAACAGTTGCTCCATTAGTTGGTATAGATGCTGATGCAGTACAACTTGCTGCAATATCAGGTGCGTCTGCAGCTTTAGTAGTAATTAAAGAGTTTGCTAAAAAACAATTAGTTAAACCTGTTAAGAAAGTGAGTAAATAATGCGTAATGTAAAAAAAATTGAAGGTGGTGGTAAAGGTGGTTCAGAACCTAAACAAGTTTATGAAAAAAACTTAAGTGCAATATCAGGTTATGATGTTATCTCAAGTTTAAACCAAGGTATTGGTTTTAAAGATATGGCAAAATTATTTGTACATATTGCACCTAAATCTGCTGGATTATATTTAGCTAATCTTAAAACTTGGGAAGATAGAAATTCTAAAAATCAAGGAACAAAATTAAATCCATAATGGCTAAAAACGAAGTAGGTCAAGGATATGCAGGTCTTGGTAAACAAGAACTTAATAAACGTATTAAACAACATTCTGCTTTAAGAGCTAAAGCTTTTTCTACTTATACTCGTCAACAAAAAGACTATGAACAAGCAATGAAACTTGTAGGTGAATTTGGTAGTGACCCATCAAAGAAAAAAGCTGTTGATGAAGTGCATAAGTATGGTGTTGAACAAGGTGTTAAAGCCTATATGAACCTACAAAAAGTTGGTAAATTATCTGAAGGTTTAAAGAAACTTAAAAAAAATAAATAGTCGTCAGCTATTTTCCTTTATACTCTCTTTTTAAAAAACCTTGTAATAAGTCCCTTATAGCTTTACTATGTCCACTTGATTGCCTACCATCATATATGTCATGATGCCATTTGCATAAGATAGCCACATTATTCATATCAAACTTACGTGACTTACTACCACCCATACCTATACCTTGTATATGAGCTAGCTCTAACCATTTATTATCGTTACAATATGCCCATTCACAGCGTCCTCCAGCCCTTTTAAGAGCTTCTTCACGCATTTGTGACAAGTTATCCATTGACATTATACATACTATATTTAAGTGTAATTTCTTCTCCTGCTTTAATAGTTCTTAAAGGGAAAAGATGATTAACACCTTGGTCTGGTGATTGGTCCATACGTATTACTTCGCAGTTAGGTGTATCACTATGGTTAATAAAACCACCTAATGGTGTTCTATATATAAATGTATCACCTTGTACAAATACGTGTGTGATACCTAATGAACTAGCATCGTCAGGATTTTTTACTTTAATTTCTTTATTGGTAAATAAACCTAAACCTTCTATAGGACTTTCTTTTATAGTCATATACTTTGGTAAGGGTCTATAAGTAGGTTTACTATCCATATATTGTAAAGTATTTACCTGAAGGAAAGTCCCAAGAATGTAGTATATCTGACCAACGTACACCTTTTTCTTTTACACTTTCACCTTCATATACTGCATTAGAAACATACATAAACATTTGTGTACTACATTTACCATCAACAAAACCTACACCTTTAGGTAAATCAAGTATCTTCTGTAAGTAACGTAATGTATTTTCAGTTACTTCACCTGCATCTACTCTTGTAGCTGGTCGCATTTCGTGTTCAATATCTAAAGGTAGTTGTGCATTAGTAGCTAATGTAACTCTACGTGGGCATAACTTTGCACCTTCTTCTAGTAAACTACTTAGTTCGTGTGTAGTTTTTATTTCTAAGTTCAATGTTTCTTTATCAATACTGTATGAAATCCATACAGGTGTACCATTTTTATTAGTACCTAACAGTCTTCTACCACCAAATGTATCAATAGTAGTAGCATGTTCTTTCATTTCTTTATTCCATTTGACAAAAGACTTTCTAGCTGCTGATACATCAGTACGATTGTCAATTGTTTTTGTAGAATAATCTGTAAAATTATTCATTACTCCTCCTCTAACTGACTTAAATGCCAGTTGTAATCTGTTACAAATTTATCCATAAGAAAACGTAGCTTAATCATATTAGGTGCTACGTTAAAAGTATCGCTGCCACAAGCTTGGTCAAACTGTTTTGCCCATACTTTCATAAA